CAAACAAACGACCCGTGGAGTGGGCAACAGCCATTCCTTGAAACAGGTTTTCAAAGGGCGCAAACGGATGTGCTTGATAGACCGGAGACTTTCTTTCCGGGGTCTACCGTTGTTCCGTTCGATCCTGCGACAACAGAGGCTCTGGGTGCTATTGAAACCCGCGCAAGGGCAGGGTCGCCATTAACAACACAGGCCCAGGATACAATGCTGAGCGCGGCCAAAGGTGACTTTCTAGCGGCTAATCCTATTCTTCAAACGTCTGAAAATCCCTTTTTACAAGGCGCTGAGAATCCATTCTTACAGGGAACACAGAATCCTTTTCTACAGGGCGCGATTGATGCCGCGACTGAAGGCATTAGACGTAATTATGAAACGGTCATAGAGCCGGGTATAGACGCAAGATTTTCCGCCGGTGGAAGGTACGGAAGCGGCCTACAGGCGCAGGCCCAAAGTCAGGCGCAACAAAACCTTGCCGATCAATTGAGCGATGTTTCAACACAAATGGCGTTTGGAGATTACAGCGGCGAACAGGCCCGACGGTTACAGGCGTATAATCAGGAACAGGCCCGAAAGTTGCAGGCATTTAACGAGGAGCAAGCCCGTTTACTGCAAGCGACTGGTCAGGAACGCACTTCACAATTAGCGGCAGCAGGTCAACTGCCCACACTTGCAGCGCAGGATTATATTGATCCCGGTCAATTGCTTTCCGTAGGGGCGGCGAGAGAAGGCCAAGAGGCGGCAGATCTACAGGAGGACATTGATAGATTTAACTTAGAGCAAACCGCTGAGAAGAAAGCTCTTGCTGATTATATGGCACTTGTCGCCGGAGGTCAGTACGGCGGGACGCAGACGACCTCTTCCCCGATTTATCAGGATTCAACGAGCAATGTTCTGGGGAATATCGCGTCTCTTGCGGGCATAGGCGGGTCACTGTTCGGCGGTATGGGTCCGTTCGGTAGTTTTGGCGCATTTGGGAGAGGTTAAATAATGGCTAATTTTACTAAAGTAGTCCCCTGGACAAACCCAGATACGAGGCAAGTTATAAGAAATTTCCCGCAACAAAATCCCATGAACGCCTATTTCACTCAACTCGCAGACCCGCGCTATCGAAAGGCAATGCAGCAACAGAATTTGTTTTCCAATCTGCTTAATTTCGGGGCGCAAATGAGCGCGGCGGGAGCGCCTTCAACGGACCCAGGGTATGCTGCAAGAGCCCGTGCCGGTGCTTTGGCTGGTTTAGGGCAAGGCTTGACGGCTGGAAATCAGGCTTACCAGAACCAGCTTATACAGGCCATTAAGTTAAAGCAGTTAATGAGGCAAAACGAAATAGCTCAAGCAAAAAGAAAAAATATACAAGCATACGCTGAAACATTTCCTGAAGGCTCAAGATCAAGAGCCGCCGCTTTAGCTGGCGTTAAACCACAAGAAGAGGGGAAATTCGGTGCGCCTACTGTTGTTGCAGACCCAAAAAGTTCAACAGGGTTTTCTAAAATTCAAATAAATCAAAGAGGAGATATACGCAAAATCGGGGAAGCCGCCGATCCAATAGCGCAATTTAGACCATATCAACCTCAAACAGTACAACCTCAAACAGTACAACCCACAACAGCGCAACCTTCAGGAATTAAACTTGGCAGTTTTGGTGTGCCTTTATCAGAGGGTGACCCATATGTTGGAGTTGATAGAACAACCGCGTCAAAAATGATGGTTCAGGAAAGAAATAAGTTCAATCAAAATCTTGAAAAGAAAAGGATAGCATTAGCGTCGCAAGAAAAAATGTTAGAAAGGTTAAACAGATTTGGGCAGCTTATGAACGAAGGAATGGGGACTGGATTTGAAAAAACAGGCCTTGCTGGAGATTTAGCTGGTAAATTTGACGAACAAACAGCCGAAGGAAAAGCAATACAAAACGAGCTTACCCCTCTTATGCGTCAAGGTTTGCCGGGGGCCGCGTCCGACAGAGATGTAGCAATGTTTGCTGGCGCAACAGTAGGCATTGATAAGCCAGAAGGAACAAATCGTAATATTATAAAAGCGGTAGAAATTCGAACAAAACTTTATCAAGATAAACTTAATTTTGAACAAGATTATTTTGCACAAAACAAACATACACTTGGTATGGATGCGGCATGGCAAGCATACCTTGAGGCTAATAAAATCTTTGATCCTGAAGCCCCTATGGGAGAGTATAAATTAAACCCGAACCGCAAGGGTTATAAAGAGTGGTTTGCCAACCCAACGGCTTCTCAATCCTCACCACCTCAGACATTCCCCGGCACTCAGAGGGAATGGGACGCACTGTCCCCAGACCAGAAGGCTAAATTCTAATGAATGAAGAGCAAAAACAGATACTAGCAGAAGTCAGGGATAAACTGGCAAAAGAAGACGACACGCAAGCGAAAAAGAACGTGGCGGGGGAAATAGACCGCACATTATGGGATGATATTGTAGGGGCGGCTGGGAAAGTGGCCTCTGGTGCGACGTTCGGCTATGCAGACGAGTTACGGGCATTGGTAAGGTCACGTTTGCCAGAGATATACGGCGACAAGACCTATGAGGATCACCTGGCTGAAGCTCGCGGAGCCCTGGAAGAGTTCGGGGAAGCCCATCCCAAGACAGCGTTTGGACTTGAGCTTGCCGGGGGTGCTGGTACGGGCGGTCTGGGTGCCGCTAAAGTTTTAGGAATGAAAGCAATACAGGCTGCTCCCAAGTTAGCTCAATATGCAACTATGGGCGGTCTGGGCGCTGGTCAAGGTGCTGTGGCCGGGAGCGGGTACGCAAAGGAAGGTGAAAGATTAAAGGGTGCCGCGATAGGATCGGCTATTGGCGGGCCTCTTGGTTTTGCACTTCCTGCGGCTATCGGAGGTGTGTCAAGACTAGCCATGCCCAAGTCGAGTGTTGGAGGAGAGGCGCAAAAATTAATACAGGAAGGAATCAGTTTAACGCCTGGTCAGAGAATGGGCGGGGCTGTTCAAACATTTGAAGAAGCAGCCACATCTCTGCCATTTTTAGGCGGGGCGATAAAGGGCGCACAGAAAAGAGGTATTGAGGATTTCAACCGTGCGACTGTTAATCGAGCCTTGAAACCCATTGGCGAAAAACTAGACGATAATACGCCAGTAGGCCGGTCTGCTATTGAAGAAATGCTTGAAAAAACAAGCAAGGCTTACGACGACTTGTTGCCAAACATGAGATTTGAGATGGATGTGCGCTTTAGAAGCCAGCTTAATGAGCTAATAGAAAACTCCCAGTTTTTATCGCCAGCGACAGCTAATAAATTTAATAAAATAGTTGAAACTAACATTGCTAAAAAACTCGACGCTAAAGGCGGAATATCCGGGGAAACCTTTAAAAGCATAGAATCCGACCTCGGTAAACTAGCGACTAAACTATCAGGAGCTATGGAAATAGAGGGCAGACAATTAGCCGCCGCTACTAAACAACTACAATCTTTAATCAGAGAGAGTCTACAGAGAACGAACCCCAATCAAGCTCAACAGTTAAGACAGATCAATAAGTCCTATAGACTGGGTTCAATTGTAGAGGATGCATCAGGAAAAGCGCCGGGGAAAAACGCGGGAGTGTTTACACCTTCTAATTTAGACCGCGCTGTAAAATCCGCTAAGACATTCGGGAAAGCAAAACGGGCTTATGTAAAGGGCAAGGCTCCAATGCAGGACTTGTCTGATCCCGCCGTGCAAAGGCTATCGCAGACCCTCCCGGAGTCAGGGACGGCACCTAGAGCATTAACCGCCATGCTGTTGGGAGGAGGTGCTGGTGCTATAGACCCGACGGCGGGGGTGCTGACAGGTTTAGCTGCAGGAGCATACACTCGCCCCGGCCAAGCGGCCTTAAACTTTATTTTAAACCGCCCGCAATTTGCTCCTAAAGTTGCCGGGGGTATTCGAGCATTACAGGCTCCAGGTATCGGCGCTGGGGCTATATACGGAGGTAGAAGATAATGGCCGAAGTCAAAGACCTGAATACCACAGACGCCAGTAACACTGGCACGGCGGCTAATGCTGGTTTTCCAGAGAACATGAAGCCTTCGGACGTGAATAATGCAGCACGGGCTTTGGAAGGCATGATTGCACGGTGGTACGCTGACACCAATGGCAGTATCTCAAGTGGCGGAAGTTCAAGCACGTACACACTGGCGGCCAGTCGCACAATCTCAGCTTATGCTGCCGGGGACACGTTCATATTCAAAGCTAACCACGCCTCTACTGGCACTAGTACTATCAACGTCGATAGCGTTGGGGCTAAAACTATAAAGAAGCTCCACGATCAGGATTTGATCGCGAACGATATTGAAAGCGGTTCAATATGTTTAATCAGTTACGACGGGACCAACTTTCAGCTTCTGAGTTCAACCGCTGCAACGGCCTATAGCGACCCGCTTACAACTCGTGGTGATATTGTTACCAGAGGCGCATCAGCCACTGGAAGACTGGCCGTAGGCAGTGCCAATACTGTTCTAAAGACTGACGGAACCGACCCATCGTGGTCTACCATAGCCACTGCCAACCTCGCCGCAGATTGTGTCACCGGGGCCAAAATCGCCGACGACAGTTTGGACAGTGAGCATTATATAGACGGATCAATCGACACGGCCCACCTAAGTTCGGATTGTATTACCGGAGCCAAGATTGCCGATGATTCTTTGGACAGTGAGCACTACATCGATGGAAGTATAGACGCCGCCCACCTCAGTTCGGATTGTATTTCGGGTTCTAAAATAGCTGATGACGCAATTGACAGTGAACATTACACTGATGGAAGTATCGATCTAGCCCACATGTCCAGTGAGAGTGTGGACGAGGATAATCTCCATATTTCCAATTCGGGCAGTAATGGACAATTTTTGTCCAAACAATCTGGTGACAGTGGAGGATTAACTTGGGCTGACGTTTTCGCTTTAGATGGCACCCCCGGCACTGATCACACGGCTAACGGCCCACAAACCAATACTTTCAACTCAGGTTACTCCTCAACCATTATGGATTTGGTTTACATGGGTAGTGGTGGCAAGTGGCTGGAAGCTGACGCCGATGCAACAGGCACCTCTATCAATATGCTTGCCGTTGCACTGGAAGCTAAAACAGACACTCAAGCAATGAACGTAGCCCTTCCAGGGAGCTTTGTCAGAGATGATACATGGAACTGGACAATTGGTGTTCCGTTGTATGTCTCTACAACTCTTGGAGCGATAACTGCAACTGCACCCTCTGGTTCTGGTGATGTCGTCAGGACTGTAGGATTTGCTGTAACGGCTGATATTATCTACTTCAACCCATCACCTGATTATCTGACGGTAGCGTAATGGCTGATATTGCAACACTCAACGGTGTGGCAATTGCCGATATTGCCGCACTTAATGGGGTTCTTAAAGGTTCAGTTGATACGGTAAATGGGATTACCCGCACCCCTGTGTTGACTGGGTACACTGCCGACCAAATACCAACAATGACCAGTAACACTGCGCCTTCTGGTACTGCGTCTGCCTCGTCAATACTTTCCGGCACTTATGCAGCTTTCAAAGCTATGGATGGCGTCACAGCAGGAGACCAAGGTTGGGCCTCATCGTCGGTAGCTGCGTGGCTTCAGTATGAATTTACGGCGACGAAGCAGATTGAACGATATACCATGCAAATGTCAACGTTGGGCAGCTCGCAATTTCCAACAGCTTGGACGTTTGAGGGTTATAACGGGTCAACATGGGATGTGTTGGACACACAATCCAGCATTTCTTGGACGGCTGATGAGAAAAAGACATTCACGTTTACCAATGCCACTTCATATACAAAATACCGGATTAATATTACGGCCAATAATGGGCATTCGTCACAGGATTACATCAAGGAGATCGAAATGATGGAAGGGGTATATTCATAATGCCAAAGCAAACTAAAGTTATCGTTGCTACTGGGGATGTATCTGGAAAGCGGGTTCACCCGTCAGAGCCGTCGCCCAAAGCCGAATGGCTTGATGACCTAGAAGAGGCCACACCAACCTACGATGCAGCAAGTCAAGTTGTTGAGCCCAACAACCGGCGGGTTGGTGATAAATACGTCTATGGTTATACGGTTCGCAGTCTAACCGCCCAAGAACTGGCTGATCTTGAAACGCAGAAGTGGGCGGTTATTCGAGACCAACGAGATGGTCTCCTTGCATCCAGCGACTTCACCCAGCTTGGTGACAGTCCTGAAGATAAGTTAACGTGGAAGACGTATCGACAGGAACTCAGGGACATCCCAAATCAAACTGACCCCGACAACATTACTTGGCCTACTAAGCCTGGCTAACAATGCATGGAAATAATCACACAGTACTGGCATCAAGTTGTATTCATTGTTGGCCTAATTGTTGTTGCGGTGAAATTGTCAGCACAGGTCAAGGAGCTTCAGAAGGATCTAGATGCCATCGAAAAGCGGGACACCTACGTGGAAGTTGTAAAAATGAGGGCCGAGGTTGACCAGCTCAAGGATAACGTCGCTGCTCTTTGGAACTACACCAATAAATTGAGGGACAAGGTAAACGGACATGGCTAGTTATCTCACCGTCGTGATGGTCTGCATCGCGAATGCAGTGTGCCCCGTCCAATTCGACGACACCGCGGGGTTTCACACAGGCCCGCCACCTATTGCACTCCAGCAGTGCTATATGCGTGGCGCTCAGATGGTTCAGGAGATAGCGCAGCGGACGCCGATACTAACCGCAATCACGGTCTGCATTGACGTCAAGGATAAGCCCGTAATCCAGCCCAAGAAGGACAATCCCAAGAAACCCGTCACCCTCGATAAATCTGGGCCACAAGTTTAACGGAGAAAGCCATATTTGCCTTCAGCTAAAATATTCACCCCTGATCACCCCGATGTAATCCGGGCGAATGAAATTTATAGAAATACTGGGTCCAAGGCCCAGGTCGCCGTGCAAATGCAGCTATCCCAAAGCAAAGCAAATAGATTGCTTGATGCAGCAGATACAGCCCCGCCAATCGTTGAGCTTCCTGAATTTCCAGACGACGACATTCCCGCAGAAGAAATCCTAGACAGCCTTGAGAAGCGTTTTAACCAAAAGCTAAGGCGTGAAAACGCGATTAAGTGGTTTAAGGTTAAAGTCAATGATCCCAAGCCTACTGGATGGGTTTTCGTGGGAGACCCTCACCTGGGATCAAATTGCCATGTCAGTCTGTTGCGCGATGATGTCAAGATTATGACTGAGACTGAAGGGATACATTGTATAAATCTCGGTGACACTGTGGACGGCTGGGGAGGTTATCTCACTAAGTTATACGCCGAAGAGGATGTTTCAAGAAACACGGAACAACGCTTGGCGAAGTGGTTTTTGCAGGACGCTGGGATTCCCTGGAGAGTTTGGCTGATAGGAAACCACGATACGATGGGGGACTTCTCGACTTATCTGAAAGCCATCAACGCCGACAAAATCCCGATGGTGGATTGGCAAGCCAAGTTTCGTCTGGTGTTTCAAAACGGCTCAGAAGTTAGGATTTCAGCCGCTCACAACCACAAAGGAACCTCAATTTATAACCCCCTTCATGGACAGAAACGGGCCGCCTTGTGGGAAGAAAATGCGGATATTTACGTCGCAGGGCATCATCACAACTGGGCAATCCAACAGGAAGAATTAAGCGATGGTAGGGTTGTAATTCTAGCAAGAAGCAGAGGGTATAAGTGGCTCGACACATTCGCACAAAGACACCAATACCCAAGCCTTTTATACGGAGGTTCCATCATGTGTGTTGTAAATCATGCCGAGGAGGTTCCCACGCGACGTTTGAAAGCATTCGCCGATCTAAAAGAAGGCGCGGAGTATCTGACATGGCTACGAAAGAAATGAGTTCAATCACAATAATACCGGAAAAACGTGCGGGCGGTTTAACGGGGTTAGCGCAATTCATACTTGAGCATGAGGGCAAGGTGACAATTGCACCGATAACGCACCGCAACCTGACTAGCCTTTTAAAGGATTGCTATTTAAC